ACCAGCAGGCTCGGACCCCGGCGGCGATAGATGAACCGCAGGCGCAGACCGGTTCGGCGCTCCCATTCGCCGGGGGTGATCCGGCTGCCACGCTTGGACTTGCCTGCAGCGGGCGTGGGGATCGCCAGCCAGAAGCCGTTGCGCGAGCGGATCAGCGGGCCGGTGTCGTGGGCGCCGACGATGACCGGGGCGTTGGACCAGACCACGGCCGCCGCGTTGAGGCTGGGCGTGGCCTTGGGGAATTGTTCCGACCGGATGGTGCGGGCGAGCCGGGCCCCGAGCCCCGCGCCGGTGATCTGAAGCCGCCAGGCGGCCTTCAGCCCTGTTCCGGCCTCGCGGATCGCGGCCGAGACCGCGCGCTCGCCTGCCGCCACTTCGGCCGCCATCATCGCGACGATGTCGGGATCGATGTCGAGCTTCAGCTTCATCGCGGTCATGCCGGGTGCAGGTCGATGGTCCAGACCAGCCGTTCACGGTCACGGACGGGCTCACCCTGGATCAGGAAGGCCACGCCCTCGATCTCGATCCTGTCGCCGGGGCGCGGGTTCGGCACCTCGGCGACGCGCAGGTCGATCCGGGTGGTCTCGGACCAGAGCCGCGCGTCTCCGAAGTCGGTGACGGCATCGGCACGCCGAGCGACGATGCGCACGAGCACCGGCGCACCGCCATCGGCGATGTAGACCGCGTCTCTGCCGATGTTCGGATCGGCGAAGAGTGCCGCAAGGGCGGCGAAGAGGGCGTCCGGCATGTTTCCTCTTTCCTCAGAAAGGAAGTGATACTATGTTTTCCTCAGACAGGAGAAAGCCATGACTCTTTCCCATCAGATCGCCCGCAACCCTGATGCCGGTGCCGTGCTGACCAAGGCCGCGCTGCGGGCGGCAGACCGACTTGGCCTGTCGGGCCGACAACTGGCCGACATCGTCGGCGTCTCCGAGGCGACCGTCTCGCGCTGGAAACGGGGCGATAGCCTGCTCGAGCCGGGCTCGAAGCCCTTCGAGCTGGCTGCCCTTCTGGTGCGGACCTTCCGCTCGATCGACGCGATCACCGGGGGCGACGAGGCGGTGGCGCGGCGGTGGTTGGCCGCTCCCAACACGGCGCTCGCGGCACGGCCCGTGGAGCGGATGACGCAGGTGCAGGGGCTTGTCGATGTCACGACCTATCTGGACGCAAGACGCGCTCCGCTCTGAGGCGCGGCCCTACGCGGGCCCGGCATGGCGGTTCGTCGAGGCCCAGCATCGGGTCTCGACCCTGAAGCTTGTCGACAGCCTCGCCGAACATGCGGCCCTCGAGGAGATCCTCGAGGCCACGAAGCCGCCCCTGCCGGAGGACTGCCGCGCGCTCGATTACTTGCTGGCCACGCCCTTCCGTTATCGCCCATATCCGGCGGGATCGCGGTTCCGCCGCGCGGGTCTGACGCCGGGCGTCTGGTATGGTGCCGAGGCACCCGAGACGGCGGCGGCCGAGATGGTCTTCTACCGCTTCCTCTTTTACGCCGAGAGCCCGGAGACGCCCTTTCCCGACGATGCGGCCGACTACACCGCCTTCTCGGCGGAGGTCGCAACGCCCGTGGCGGTCGACCTGACGGCCGGAGCACTGGCTAGCGATCACGCTGTCTGGACCCACCTCACCGATTACGCGGCCTGCCAGGCGCTGGCCGAGGAGGCCCGCGCGATCGGTGCCGGGATCATCCGCTACGCCTCTGTCCGCGATCCTGCCCGAGGTGCCAACCTTGCCGTGCTGTCCTGCCGTGCGTTTGCCGCCCCGCAGCCGGTCGAACGTCAGACCTGGCGCATCCGGATCGGCCGCAACGGCGCGCAGGCGCTGCGCGAGCATCCGCGCCTCGGGCTCGAGTTCCCGAAGGACAGCTTCGCCCCGGACCCACGCCTTGCCGGCATGCTCTGGGACCGCCCCCGCGCGCGGTAGGCACTCATCACGTCCGCCGCGCCGAACGCAGCACCTGCGGTCGGGTGCAGATCGGCAGCGGGTTGCTCTCGATCTCGAGGCGCACCCATTCGTCGCGATCCCGGTCGGGGATCATGCGGGCATAGAGCGGCAGGCCCAGCGCGTTTACCGTCTCGAAGGTGTCGGCCGGAGCGAAGTAGATCTCGAAGAGGCCCTCGACCCCCTCGGGATAGAAGTAAGCCTTGTCGGTGGGTACGCCGAAGCCGAGGCCACCCCGGTAGCGGCGGAAGGTGATGCCGCCGAAGCTGACCTCCTCGCCCACGCGCCCCCGCAGGTCGGCGGCGGCGGCCGTGTTGAGGTAGGTCTCGCGCACCTCCTTGTGGGCTACCAGATCGGCGAAGAAGGCCGATCCACATTCGGCGCGCAACTGCACCTGACCGGCAGCGAGGCCACCGAGGCTGTCCTCGACGCTTTCGATCAGCGCCTGGCAGCGCTTCCTGAGCGCGCCCGACACGGGGCTCGCGTTGTCGAGGTCGAAGTCGACCTCGGTGGCGGGCGTGATGCCGAACTCGGTGAAGTAGTTGACCACCGTCGCCCCGTCCTTCGGATCCTTCACCACGCCCTGGATGCCGTTGAAGAGGTGGAACTCGAAGGTGGCCTCGGCGTCGTTCCGGAGCCGCCCGAGCTTGCGGGCCACCTCGGTTTGCACCTGCTGGGTCGCGGTTTCCGATCCGTGGTCGCGGATGCCCTGGATTTCCGAGGCCCAGAGCACGTCCTGCTTCTTGAACTGGCGCACGACGAAGGCGCGCATCTCGCGGCGTTCCGGCACCTGCTGTTCATAGGCCGAGCCGCGTTCGGAGAACGGGATCAACTGCAGTGTGCCGTCCCGGCTCTCGATCACGACGGTGCGCGCACGCACGCCGCGGGGGCCGAAGAGGTTCGCACCCGAGAGGATCGCGGGCTTGAAGGGGATGTTCTCCAGCGCGCGAGTCAGTTCGATGATCGAGAAGGCATCGCCTTCGAAGATGTCCATGGTCGCCATGGGGATGTCCTTTCGATGAAGAGATCAGCGCAGCAGGATGCCAAGCGCGGCCAGCGCCGCCGTGGCGGCGGAGATCTGCGGTTCCGTCGCGCCCGTGGGCCAGATGAGGTCATTGCGGTTGACGATGGCCGGGCCGCGCAGGACCACGACGGCGGCGGCATCGGCTGCGGTTGCATCGGCCGGGCCCCAGAGGATCCCGGCAGCGTTCTGGCTGCCGTTCGATGCGGCAGAGGCGAGCTGGGTGAACTTCCCGCCCGTGGTGATCTTGCCCAGCACCGTGCCGGGCTCGAGCTTGCCCGCGCCGGAGGTGAGGGTGACGGTCTCACGGGTATAGTCGCGCGAGGCTTCCCAGACGAGGAAGCCGCCCGCGTGTCTGCCTTCGGTCAGCGTGGTCATGGAAGATCATCCTTTCAGCTTGAAGGTACGGGCGATCACGTCGCCCCAGGGACGGGCGCTGGGCGTGGGCCCGGGTTGCGGGTGATGGGGGCTGATCTGCGCCTCCGCCTCGGTCCTCGCGGCAAGGAGGGTGCTGCGCACCACATCGAGGCTGGCGTCCTCTTCGAGGAAACGCCCGGCCATCTGCGGCTGTCCCCCAAGGCGACAGAGGTCGATCACGGCGCGGGCATGGGCGATGGCGTCACGCCGGATGGCGGTTGGATCGATGACTGTCACCACAGGGTCGGGACTTGGCGGTGTGCCCGGCTCCGGCTCGGGTTCACCTTGGATCATGGGAGCCTCGTCGCCGATCTCGTCGCATATGACGTCTCCGGCGGCTTCATTGACGTCCTGATCGCTCTCGGAAGCCGGATCAGCGATGGCTTCCGCCAGTGCGGGTGGCGCGTTGCGGAACCGCGCGATGTCAAAGCTGGCTGCAATCCGCACCGGCTCGATCATGCGGGTGGCAAGCCCCGCCTCGAGGGCCGCATCCGCATCGAACCAGGTCTCGGCCGCCATCAGCGCTGCGATCTCCTCTTCGGTGCGTCCGGACCGGGTCGCATAGCCGCGGATCATGCCGCCCGCGATCTTGTCCATGGTGTCCGCCATCTCGCGCATTTCGGCGGCGGTGCCCAAGACCAGCCCCGAAGGATCGTGGATCATCAGGAAAGCGTTCTTGGGCATGACGATCTCGTCACCCGCCATGGCCACATAGGAGGCGGCCGAGGCGGCCACGCCGTCGATCCAGACGGTGATCGTTCCGTCATGCCGCTGGAGGGCATTGTAGATCGCCACCGCGTCGAAGACCGAGCCGCCCGGACTGTTGAGGCGCAGATCGATGGGCACCCCGTCCGGCAGTGCGCCGAGTTCCGCGAGAAACCCCTTGGCGCTGACGCCATAGGCGCCGATCTCGTCATAGATCAGCACTTCCGCGCCCGTGCCACGGGCGCGGATCGTGTACCAGTTCTTCATCCTGTCACTCCTATTCGGATTGCGCGGCAGCGTCAGATCCATCGGTTTCCGGGTCGGGCAGCCTTGTGGGCGTTGCCCGCGCGCCTTGCCTCTCGACGGGGCTGGTCCGGTAGCGGAGGCCCAGATCGGCCGACCGCTTGGCATCAGCCGCGTTCTCGCGGTCGACCTCCTCGACGTCGTAGCCGGTGGCCTCGACCACCTTGCGCCGCGAGGTGATGCCCGCCTCCATGGCGAGGACCTGTGCCTGGATATCCTTCAGCGGATCGACCCAGTCCCAGCGCGGCGGGATCCATTGTGCTGCGCGGAATCTGCCGGGTGTGGCAGCGAACCCGGGCAGATCGAGCGCGCCCGACAGCGCCGCGGTTTCCATCCAGCGCGCCCAGATCGGCCGGCAGAACTGGTGGACAATCACGCCATGCTGCAACTGGCCGATGCGACGACGGAACTCCACGAGTTCGGCCCGAAGGCTCGAGTAGTTCGCCTGCCGCACATCGCCGGTGACGAGGTGATAGGGCAGTCCCAGCGAGGCTGAGACCGCCAGCAACGTGCGATACTGGAACGCTTCGTAGCCCCCGCCCACATCGGCTGGGCTCGAGAACTTCACGTCCTCTCCCGGCAGCAGGACCTGCATCGTGCCGGGCTCGAGGCTGGCAATTGCGGCACCCTCGGGGTCGGCGATGCCTTCTCCCATTATCGGCTCTTCCGGCGCCGTCTTGGTGATGAAGCCCGCGAACATTGCCGCAGTCTTCTTCCGGTCAAGCTCTGCGTCATCGTACTGGTCGAGCAGGAACAGCCGCACCATGGCGGGTGCCACATGCGGCAAGCCCCGGATCTGGCCCGCATCGATGGGCCGGTAGATGTGCAGAACGTCCCCGGCCGGCACGCGGACCGTGTCGGGCACCGCCACCCGCTGATCGGTGCTGTCGCCCGGGTGGCGGCGGCGGAAGTGATAGGCCACCCGCCGCCCAATCCCATCGAACTCGATCCCGCAGCGGATGCGGTTGCCGTTGGCGGCTGTCTCGAGCTTCTCGAAAGGCAGCATCTCGGACTGCAGGAGCTGCAGCTGCATGGGCACCGAGAGCCCGTCTGCTGTGCGCCGGGGGCGGAGCCGCACGAAGCACTCGCCCGCCACGAACATCTCGCGCGCGACCATGGCCTGCAGCCCATAGAAGTCCGTCAGCCCGTCCGCGTCGGCCTCGTCCGTCCATGCCAACCAGAGCTTCTGGACCCGATCACGAAGGCCTGCATCCTCGATAAGCGAGGACGGCTTGATCCCGTCGCCGACCAGGTTTGCCGCAAAGGCCTCGCAGGCATTCGCCGCATAGCCGTTGGTGACAACCAGTTCGCGGGCACGGGCCAGAAGCCGCGGACCGCCGGAGGCGACCAGCGCGTTGATGTTCTCTAGCGGCGGATTCCAGCCCTTGAGCCGTCGCCTCGCCATGGCCCCTTCGAGCCGAGCGCGCACGGCTGCAGGGCTGCCGCTCGCCCGGCCGGGAATGGACCCGCCGCGGAACCTGTCGAACAGTCCCATGCTCAGAGCCCCTTTTCCGTGATGACGCGCACTTGCCGCACGATCCGCCGCCCTTCAGCCGCCGCGATCTCGCGATCCAGCGCCTCGAGTGCCCGGTCGATCTCAGCCACGGTACGGTAATCCACCGTCTTTCCGTCATAGCTGACCCGGGCCACGCCCGAAGCACGCTGTGCGGCCAACGCCTCGCGGCGGGCGCGGAGGTCCGTGATTGTCGCCATCTCGGCCCGCCTCTAACCTGCCTGTGACCCGTCCTGACCAGGCCTGCCATGACCGACCGGATTGCCCGCCTTCGCATCGAACTGCTGCATCTCGAGCCCTGCATCTGGCGAGAGCTCGAGGTCAGCCTGACCATCAACCTCCGCGCCCTGCACGAAGTCATCCAGGCGGTGATGCCGTGGGAGAACCATCACCTCTATGACTTCCGGGTCGGCGACCGGGTCTATGGCGAACCCGATCCCGAGGACGCGGTCTGGGGCCGCAAGATCTATCAGGCCAAGGGCATGCGCCTCGGCACGCTGATCGATCGCGGTGTCACCGAGTTCCTCTACACCTACGACTTCGGTGACGACTGGCAGCACCGCGTCCTTGTCGAACACGTCGGCGCGGCTGATCCCGGCACAGATTATCCGCTGTTCATCGCGGGCGAGCGCACAGCGCCGCCCGAGGATGTGGGTGGCCCACCCGGCTTCATGGAGTTCGTCGAGGCCATCGCGAACCGTCACCATCCGCAGCACAAGGACATGGTCCGTTGGTATGGCGGACCCTTCAACCCGGTGGACTTTGGCGAACAAGAGATCGCGGCGCGCGTCCGCGATCTTGCCACCCGGCGCAAGGTTTCCCTCGAGGCCTTCGCCCGCAGCCGCGCGCTGCGACAGCAGTAGTTCCGAAGGTCAGCCCATATAGTTCGAGCGCACCGTCCGGCGCCGAGGCCCCTGTGTAGTCCTTCGACTACGCGCGGGCGTTGGTCCGCTCTCGGCCCAAATTGCGTCCCGGTCCGGGAACTGCCGTTCCAGATCCTGCCACCGGGCCTCCGGCCAGCGATCCGCGCCCGCGATCCAGGCGGCAGCGCGGGCATAGACCCGGCAATCCAGCGCTTCGTTCCGCTCGCGCAGCTTCTGCCATTCCAGCCGCGCAAAGCCGCGCTTGGTGCGCACCGTCACCAGCTGCTCGGCGACGATCTGCTTCAGCCATTCGTTCTCGACCCAGTGCGGCAGATGCACCGAGCCGGGCGGGAACGCCGCCCCGTCGGCCATCTCCTCATCGGTCGGGCGCGCCAGCCGCAGAAAGCGGTAGGTCTCGGCCTTGAAGGTCGACACCGCCACGGTCCAGAGCCGGGCCCCGCGCCGCAAGCGTTTCCCGCACTCGGTCGCGTCGACGAATGTCGGGCCCGACACCGGGCTCGAGCGGTTGAAGCCCTCGACGCCCTTCACCGGCGACACCTGCCCAAACCCCTGCGCCCGCGACCAGGCATAGACCGCCGGTGCCTCGTAGCCGGTGTCGATGGCCAGCCGCGCGATCGTGAGATGCGCGCCGCGTTCATGCGGCCACGACCGGTCCAGCAGCGCGGTCAGCTCAGACCAGGCGTCGTGCCGATCGGGCCCGCCTTCGATCACGACGTGATCGACGAGCCAGCTTTCGAGGCCGCGGCCCCAGGCCCAGACATCGACCTCGATCCGGTCCTTCTGCACGTCGGCCCCTGCGGTCAGGAACAGCCCGCCCGCTGGCACCGTGCCAGGTTTCCATGCCTCGCGCCGGTCGTAGAGCCGCTGCCAGTCCGGCGCTTCGCCCGTTTCGACCCATGTCTCGCCGAGGATCGTGTTGCGAAACGCCTTGATCGCTTCGTCCGACCCTTGGGCCGCTTCCCATGATCGCACGATCCGCTCCCAACTCAGCCAGCCGATCGGCGAATAGAGCGCCGAGAGGTGATACCCCACTGTGGTCGGATCGGCGGCAACGGCCGTCGCCCGCCATTCGCCACCCTCCAGCATCGCCGTCTTGTGGTGTTCCGCGATTGCCGCGTCGCAGCGCTCGCAGTGATATTCCGCCGTCTCCGGCCGCCCCTTCTGCCAGCGCAGCCGGTCGAACTTCAGCCACTGCATCGCGCCGCAATGCGGGCACGGCACGAAGTACCGGCGTTGGTCGCTCGCCTCGAACTCCCGCTCGATCCGGCTCAGACCCCTGATCGTGGGCGTCGAGACCAGCAGCACCTTGCGCCGATGGGCGAACGTCAGCGACCGGGCCTCGGCCAGCGTGACCGGATCGCCTTCCTCGTCGGCCGAGGCCGGATAGGCATCGACCTCGTCGAGGAAGATGTACCGCGCCGGGGTCGAGCGCAGCCCGACCGCCGAGTTGGCCCCGGTCATGATCAGGATGCCGCCCGCGAACTCCTTCGACAGCATGGTGTTGCCCGCGTCGCGGGACCGGGCCGGTTTGACGCGGTCCCGCAGTTCCGGGCTTTCGTCGATCAGCGGGTCGATCCGCTGCCGCGAGTTGCGCTTGGCCAGTTCCACTGTCGGCTGGACGGCGAGCATCGGGCCCGGCGCCTGGTGGATGGCGAAGCCGATCCAGTTGTTCCCGGCCTCGGTCGCGCCGACCTGTGCGGCCTTCATGAACACCACCCGCTGGGTCGGATCGCCGGG